TCAAGTAAGCAGGTCTCACTAACTGATGTTGTTCGTCCTGTCGGGCTCTCGCTTCTCGCATCTCTCGGATCTCTTCGTCGTCCAGCTTCTTACTCTGAGGATTCCTTGCATTCCCCGTTCCGATCGCCGGTCCTTTGGATGAAGGGTTAACGAACACCCTCCTGTCCAAAATGCCCAACATTGTCTTTCGCATCTGCGCATTCTCTGGTGATATCCTGTTGTAGGCGTGTCTTGTCTCGCAGTAATCATTGTAAGCGGTAGCGCTCCGTTCCAACCCCATTGCAACATAAGCTTCGTAACTCAAGCAAGTGGAACAGTGTCGCCGCACATTCAGGACTTTCAGCTCAGGAGAATCAAACAATTTGGGTTTTCCGTCCGTCGTGTCAGCCTCACTGTCAACAACAGTGGAATTGCCAGAGGATAAATCTTCTGAACTAGCGACACTAGACTCTTCATCTGAATCAGCGAACGGGGTATTTGTGTAAAGCGAACTCTCTTCACTTGGCTCCTCCTCCTCGGGCAATGACTCCAGACTCCCCAGCAGAGGTTTCAAAACATGCCAATCCTGAGGTGGCAATCTCCTATCCAGCAGCTTCGGTCTCTTAGGATCCTTGTAATCCATCAAATGACTTTCGACCACTATGCCATTTGGGGTGGCGATGTCTTTCACACGATTCTCGTAAACTTCCAGGAAATGCTTCGTTTGAGAAGCCTGAACGAACTCGACTCCCCATACGCGACGATTCCAGTTGGTGTTAGCTAAGAAAGGGAAACGCAATAGACCACCCTCAATTTTTGGGGACATGTCCATAGCTTTTGAACCTAGCTTCACAGCCCAACTGTCAATCCAATTACAGAACTTATGCCAGAAGTTAGCGCCTGGATCAGCACCAACCTCCCATGAAATCCCGTAACCCCTTCCTGTCTTGCAGTCATGCACAATAGCATTGATTGCCGGAAAAACATACACGGGATCACGATGATTGACTAAAGCTCGATTGCGATTGGCATAACGCGTCTTCCAAGTCTTGTCTGAGAATCGGATAATGTGGCCAATGGTTTTGTAGAACAGCTCGCCTTTGAGACTATCGTAAGATTTTGATTGTAAGTCGGCCGTGGCTACTATCTTAGCGGCATGTAAAACCACTTTGATCAGCCACGCTTGATCGCCGACCGGGAAATAAACGTGCTCATCAGTCATGAACTGCCTCATTTTTCCCCATTGGTTCTCTGGTTTGTCGTTTGGCAAGACTTTCGCATACTGGAACATCTTGACGTAATGGTCAACACGAATCGGACAGGTTGCTGGTTGACCTCGGAAAACTCTCGGCAGGGGCATCATAGCGTACTCTCGTTCACGATATATTCGGGTCTGGCAACATGATAGCTGTAGAACATTTGCAATCGCAGATGACCTTTCTTGAAAACAACACCGCCGTTCCAAGTCACCTTGCCGTAAGCATCAGTCACAGAACTAATCAATGTCATAGTAGGATCAAACGGCTGTTCATACTTGCCACCCTCATCTCCTTCGGGAATGTAAATCAACACAGGTCCATTCTTACCTTGCTGCACTCGCCAATCTGCGAAATCAGGGTTCGGCGACTGATTGAACTCCGTCGCCAACAAAGGAAAAATGTTGGACATGCCGATGCAGACCACTTCTGGGTTATCC